GAAATATCCCCACCTAATCTATCAGCAGAGCCATAACCCATTGCCATTTCGTTCCAAGCAAATGCTGTTCCAGGTGGCAGGCCGCCTTCGGTCATATCAGGTATAACAATAAAATTCATGCCTAAAACAGTTACGCCGTTTAATCCATCTGGACGTGGGATTGGCTTATCATTGATGAAAAATCCAGAGGTTAGTTTTTCTTCGTTCAATAAATCTTCTTCACCATCTGCATCAATAACAAAATACTTCTTACCCATATTTGCAGAACGAGCACGTAGTTGCTTGTGAGCAGCGCGAAGCTTGGCATAGGTTAAACCATCTAACAATGTATCAGGAACTAAAGCGCCCTGTAGATTAGTTGGTGTGGTTGTATATGTTACAGCGTTGGCAGCATCTATAATTAATTGGTCAGAGCGTCGAGCTAATGCCCAGGAGCAAAGCTTAACGTATTCATCAACAGCGTTCACCGCAATTTTATACTGGAATGTTCTGTCAACATATTCAGGTGCGTACCAATCTTCTAATACTAATGCAACATTTCGGTTGGAAATATTTAGTGGGCTGACGTCATCTTGTGGTGCCTTCTGATTAGCAACACCCTGGCCGAAAATTGGAAAGTTAAGTATTGCGCCTTTCACACCGGTCTGGGTGCGTAGGGTTTTTTCTAATAGAAAGCCTGTGCTTTGAAACTCGGCATGGGCATCGGATAGGAACTGTTGGATCTCAATTTCTGTTAACGCTAGACTCATGGTATATCCCCTTAAAAAATAAAATACGAATTAGTTTCGATTTACCTTTCAGGGTATCCAGCTTAGGTGTCGGGCTCTGTTACCAGAGGTATCCAATCTATCCGGGCCTGTGTATATCAAGATCCATTATAGGCAGCTACATTAATATTGCAAGCTACTTCTTTTTGCCGTATTGCTCCCGAGTGTAAGCATCCTTGAAGCGTTGCTGTAACTCGTTAGAGTAGTTCTTATCTTCAACCCTCAAGCCCTGGGTAACTTCCTTGCGATACTTAATCTTTTCGTTCTCAACTTCCTGCACTGATTCGGCCTTAGCTGTGCCGCTTAAACTACTAGGTACACTGGTAGACTGGGGCAACATAACCCGTAGCTGGTTAAGCAATTGGAAGTCTTCAACTGATACTATCCAGCTTCTAATAGTTGACTGTTGCTTCTCATCAAAGCTATTGGTAATCCACTTGTCAACGGCTGTCACGGTCAGGGCATCTTTCTGGGTTAGCTCAGTCTTAACAGCTTCGGCAATCTTCTCGCCTAGCTTTACGTTGGCATCCTGGTAGGACTTAATCAGATTGGCAAAGCCTTTCTGTGATAGGCCAAGCTCTTTAAGGGCAGGGGCTAGGTGCTCGAGAAGTGGATCATCTTTTACAATCCCCTCAATACTATCTAGCGTATAATTTTCTTTCGGCGCCCCCCAGTTTTCACCCATGCGCTTGAGTAGCTCGGGGTAAGCTTTGGCTTGGTCAACCTCAGTGGCGAACTTGTCACGCATAAACCAATCATTATCGTTTGTAGCAGCAGGACTAGCAGTATCACTATCACTAGTCGCTTCATCAGTTTGCGCCGTATCATTAGCGTCAGCGGCAGGGGCACTATCTCCTGTGGCTGGGGCGTCTGTTGTTTGTGGTGCTTCATTCGTTGCTGCTGCTTGCTCTGTCATTTTGTTTTCCTGTCTCGCTTAAGGGTTTTAGCTTCATCTGTTTTTATTTGCTCGTTCATGTATTTGTGGGCGCCATTAATCAAGCCACGGATAAAATCATTGCGCCCTTCATTGCCATAGCCCCAAGCAATATCTTTACCAAAGGGTAACACTGGCTTCATCAAAAATTCTTCAAACAATTTCATATACTGCTTAGCCTTTGGATGCTTGATTAGTATCTCGTAGGCTAATTCATTACATAAAGCGATAGCTTTAGTATCAACTTGTATTTTAGGTTGATCAGGTTTAGGGGGTAGCATTTTGTGTTAACTCTTGTGATAGCATTTCTTCTCCAACTTCGGCCAAGGCTTCAACTTCTGCGTCTAGTTCGTCCTCGTCCTTGATTAAATCTAACTCAGCACCAGATTGAATAGCAATAGCTTGTGCAAGTTTTGCAGGCTTGAGCGTACCTGTTGCAGCTTCGGGGCCAATCATTGAAGCAAGTGACTGATAGTACTGCAATAGCGCTTGAGTTTTAATTTGTCCACGCGCTGTCATTAGTGGCGTCTCGTACTTTAAATCTAAAATTTGTCCATCCACTGTTAGCATACGCTCTCGTACAATTGGATCCATTTGCCCAAACATTTCTGGCAAAACTTTATTGATAATGTATAGACACCGGGTAATAGTTGGATCAAAGAACTCAACCTGAAGCCTTGGCACCAAAGCACTAAAGCTTTCTAGGTTCTCAACATATCTTATCTGTTGCTCTGTTGCCGTTTTGTCCGGCGCCGTGATAGGGCCAAGGGGGGCTGTGTACATCATCTCGTTAATCTGCTGCCTAAAGTCTGACACAATCATAGCCGAGAAATTAATATTGCCACCGCCCGGGAACTGGCTTATCGGCCACTCACCCATCACCATTTGCACTGGAATGATATTGCCAGGCTGTGCTCTGAATGTCTCAGTGTTAAATGCAGAGTCACTCGAAGCCATGTACATCGGGTTAGCTGTAAAGGCCGCCGCCATCAACTCATCTCCAACGGCTTCGTTGATAGTTGCTGCCGTTGGGTAGGCATCAAGGGATGGGCCACGGCCACGGGTTTCCCCTGCAAGCTTTCGCATACGATAGATTACCCACGGCCAGCTAGGCCCGGCTGATTCATACAATACTTCTTTCTGGTCGGTCATCACGCAATACTTATAACGCTGCAAGTCCGGGGCATCATAGTCTATATAAGAACATTCATAGATAGTTACCTTGTCAGTTAACTTTTTGTTATGTGGTAGTGTAGCATCGGGCCACAGTTGTTTTATAAACGATACCCGAATATCTACCCAGTCACGAAACACAGCAGAGAATCCACCCAGTGGATCGCCTTCAAACATAACCCAGGATACCGGTACTGCCTCAAAGCGTAATGGCTTCTTGCGATTGCCTTCATTGATTGCAAGTACGCCGGTAGAGATTGCAGTATCAGACATGCTTTCACTAACAGCTAGATAGAAGTTAGAGCGGTCAAGTATATTAAAAAATTCATCAGTAATCTTTTGGCAAAGAGATTCACCTTGTCGATAGTCTTTACTGCCAGCAGGCCCGAAAGCTTTGCCCGGTGAAAACTTACACCACTGTTGGCCTTGTGGAACCATGCCCATGAGTAATTTGTTTACCAGTTTGTTATGGGCAATGGGTAGGGTTAGGTCAAACACATCAGCGTTTAGTTGCTGGCCCGGGCATATCGAGCCGCCCCTGCCAAGGTTGATCCACGGGTTGTAATTTGGTACGGCATAGTGATAGGCAGTCTGCAACAATGAACGCCACATGTTGAGATCGTACGCTGCATCATTGCGCCTAGCCATCAAGTCGGTTGCATTAACCTTCTGCTTGGGCGTGGCTGCCTTGACAGTATCAAATACGTTGGCGCGGTCTTTGCGCTTTAACAGGGCCGGTACATTGGTTGCCATTACATTACATCTCCACCGCCAAGTGGTTGGTTGTTGCCACCAAGAAAGTCTGACTCAAAGAACCCAGAGCCCCTTGCTCGTAGGCTTCGCATGAGTACGCGCTGTGCTCTCATTTGTGCGGCAGCGGTTTGTTTCTGTAGTGCTTCTGTTTGTGCTCTGTATCTTGCGGCTTCCTCTTTAGATTCTTGCGCCGCCTGGATTGATTCCTTTCTTCCGCTTCTGCCCATATGTTCCCCACTCTAATATGCTCTACCGAGTTTGTTGCTAGTCTACAGTATAACTGCCACGGAGTTATTATCAAAGGCCAATAAACACCTAGGTTGTATTGGATAATACCTACACAGCTTATAAGACCAAGCCTGGGGTAGGTTAGTCGTTCATCTTGGTGTCTGGATACAAAGACCTGCATCACGGTAGCCAATGGATTTAACCTAACGAAGTTGCCGATCACATCATCGGTGAAGGATGCCGGTAGGATATGGGATAGGCAATCGGTACGGGATGGGTCAATGCAGATCCACCCAAGGGCCTGACGCTCAATTGCAAAGCAATGAGTAAAGCCAGGCTTGAACAGGCGGCCACCAAAGTAAATCTCACTGTCATGAAATATTATAAATATTTCCCTGCGTGCTTCTGGATCATACAACACTATAGCCTCACCACGATCCTAATTATCTTGTTTGGATTTGTTCCATGTAGAACATTTCTTAAGATAATATCAGCACGTTTAACTATAATCTGACTATTGACATCCCCAATACTATTGGCATGTAACTTAGCAACTCGAGTACGTAACGCACTAGACATCTAAGCCCTCCTTGCGGCTCCACTCAGCACTCTCTACCTCCTCCATATCCAACGGCATCAAGCAGTTACGACAGCGAATCATTTGCGCCTTCTGCTGACCACCACCTATGCGCCAACTAGTTACAAAGTAGGTATGCCCCCCAGCTACACAAGCTGGCTGGGGCACATGTTTTTTTATAGGCTTTGTATCTTTCTTCTCTGTCATGTTAGTTCCTTAGTTTAAGTTAGAAAGGCACCTCATCATCATGGGGTATGAGCTCCGGCTCTGGCTCGGGTTCATCCTCTAGGACGTTTTGGTGGGCAATGAAGCGGTGTATCTTTGATTGCTTGCCGTAGTCCGAGTCATCAGTCTTAATCTTACAGCGTCCGGCTGAGCCAAGTAAATCCTCTGTGTTGGTTCCAGTATCACGGTAGAGGTCAAGCTTGCCGATAGCTTCACAGATACGATAGATGTTATCTGGCATGTATTCATTGTACATGATGTAGTGGTTGTACAGGGTTTCATTGCCGGACTTGTCGCGTAGCTTGCAGAGCATTACTAGCATCTCTTGGCCGCGCTTAGAGAGCTTAGAGCTAATCTCCATGATTTTGAAAAAGCCGTCGCCCTCGTTAATAACTTTAAAGGCTGACATTTCTTTTGGGTCTTTGTACGGATATCTTACTACTGGCATTATAAATAAACTCCTAAGTCTTTGCCGTCGATTATGTATTGGGTGTCTTCATCGAGAAAATTAACAAAGTATTGAGTCAGGGCTAACATTGGCGTTGGCCCCAGCCCAATAGCTTGCGCCCCTGCATCGGGGGCGCCATCATAGTTTTCATTGGTGACACAGTATTCATTGCTGAATGGTTCTTGTGAAAAGTTTAACCTAAGCTTTGCCATTAATTTCCTCCATGTTACTTGTCCTCAATTTTTTTTTGCAAAAACTCTATGCACTTATGAACCATGATAGTGTCCATCTCGTCAAAAGTTTCAGCCCCAGCTTTAACTAACCACTTCTCGTACTCGTCTGTTGGAACATTCAATAGTGCTATCAATCGTGATAACTCTTTGACCTGTTCCGGTGTTGCCAATTCAATAGGGGTCGGAGCTGCCGTTGTAACCTCGGCCTCACATCTCTTGATAATTTCAGCGTAATTGAATTTTATTTCCTCGCCGGTAACAAAAGATTTAAGCCTAGATTTTTTTACAACCGCGTTAAAGTTTCGACCGAGTACCGATGTTTCGAACACTAGATCGAATATATATCCCAGCCTCTTGAACCCCACATAAGTATCGCCGATAGATTTAACTCCATCACCATACTGCGGTTTAGATTGGCAGGTAATGATACAGTTTAGATCGGCACGCAATAACAAATTGGTCAATTGCTTGGTCTTGTTGTCAGCGTAGGCAGTATGCTTACCCCATTCAGTACCAAGCTTGCGCTCACACTCTAGTTGTGAGTTCTCGTACACG